GGATTGTCAGACCGTTGCGCCGGATTTATACATTAAATTTGATTTAACGAATGTGCCGGCGTTTCAGGAAGATTTAAACAGCAAGGTTGATACGGCGTATAAACTTTTCACGATGGGCATTCCGTTAAATGAGATCAACGCGCGGTTGGGGTTAGGGTTTCACGAAATACCGAACGGCGATGTGTCGTGGTTACCGATGAACCTTATCCCAAGCGGTAGCAGTCGAAGCTATGACGAGCCGGAAGATACTGAAAAGGCGGTTGTCAAGGTTGTAGATGGGAAGGATGAGAAATTTAAAGATTTACAGTTGCGCGTTTGGAAAGGGTTTATCCAATACCACGACCAAGCGGAGAAGAAAATCAAGTCACGCGCGTCAAAGTATCTTTGGGAACAGCGGGACAGAGTTATTAAGCACGTTTTAAATTATAAGGGGATGACAAAAGACGTTGTCCGCTTTGATATAAATTGGGATGCGGAAAAAGATTATTTACGGGAATCATTTTCGCCGGTTATTTATGACGCAATAAGGATGGGCGCGGACTTTGCGCGGTCAATGACGCACAGGGATGTTGAGCAAGCTATTCTTGACGGTCGCCTGCGGTCGTTTTTGTCGGTTAAGATCGAGACTTTGACACGGGTTGAGGATTGGTTAAAGAGCCGGATTGAGTTAAATATTCAGCAAGGTCTTTCTCAGGGGCTGACTAATGATGAGATCGCGCGGAATTTAAAGCAATTCTATAACGATGTCAAACCGTACTGGACGCAGAGAATCGCACGGACAGAGGCGACAAGCGCTTTGAATGGCGGGACATATACTTATCTTGAAGAAGCCGGAGCGCAAACAAAGACATGGATCGCCGCGATTGATGAGTTTACGCGCGACAGCCATCGTATGCAAAACGGCATGACCATCAAGTTTACAGATAGATTTCCAAACGGGTTACTTTATCCGGCAGATGACGGGGATGCGTCAGAGACTTGTAACTGCCGCTGTACACTCATTACTCAGGATTTATAAACAGGGGGTTTAAGATGGCAAAGGTTGTCACTAGATTAGAAGATGGACGCGAGTTGCGCGGGTTTGATTTACAGGACGCGCAGGTCAAGAGTATTGGAGACGACGAGATTGAAATTATCGGGTCAACGGCGCATAAGGATAGGGATGGGGAGGTTTTAGATCCCGCTGGTTGGGATTTAAAGAACTTTAAGAAAAACCCAGTTGTCCTGCCGGCGCACGATTACCGCCAGCCGGCAATCGGGAAAGCCGTAAACATTAAAGTCGAGGACGGCAAGCTGGTGTTTAAGATTAAGTTTCCGCCTGAGGGGGACAATCCTTTGGCGGATGTTTACCGCAAGCTGTACAAAGGCGGGTTTATGAGCGCGTCAAGCGTTGGCTTTTTGCCTACCGAATGGGTTGACGGCGACGGGAAGGGCAAATCACCCTATCGCACATATACAAAGGCTGAGTTGCTTGAGTTGTCGCTTGTGAGCGTGCCGTGTAACCCTAACGCTTTGTTGACAGCCAAAGGAGTTGAGAAAGCGGTGCATGAGGGGGTATTAAACAGCGGTGATGTCAAAATCATCATGGAATACGCGCGAAAAGCCGTTGAGGGGGAGAAAGATGCTGACGAAATCGAAGAACAAGGCGATCCTGCGCCCGCCGGAAATGAAGATGCAGGACAAGAAGAAGAAAAAAAAGAGGATGCTGATGATACAGGAACAGCAGAACCCGAAGTGAAGCCGGAAGAATCTGAGAAAATCTATTCTTTAATTTCTGAACTTAAAGCGCAGATTGAAGTGCTTGAAAAGGAAATTGAAGATTTGAAAAGCAAAGATATTGCGCCCAAGCATTATCTTGATGTGGACGTTGGCATCGCCGATAAACGTCCGGCTCTTGGGAAAGATGATTTATTAAAGTTAGCAAAAGGCGCATTTGTTTAAATTTTTTTAAGTTAAACGGTAACTGCCGCCTACAAAGTGAAGGAGTTGTGTTATGGACGAGCAAATGAAAGAGCTGAGTGACAGCTTTAAGAAAACCGTTGATGAGGGTCTTGCCCCTATCAATGAGAAGATCGGCGCTCTTGAAGCCGATGTAAAAGCCATCAAAGAAACGCCGGTGTATAAAAACGCATCCGTGCGCAACGTTGAGGGTGATGTTTACAAAGGTCGCAAACTTTCAAAGATGGGCGCGGCTTTAAAGGAAAAGTGCGTTGATAACCACACTTTTGAAACTTTTAAACGTGAGGAAAACATCGACAAATTCAGCAAGTTTATGCTTGACGTTGTTGATAAAGCGGTTTACGCAGAGGGCGCTACTGCCACAGGCGGCGCGCTTGTTCCTGAGGAGTATCAATGGGACATGATCCAGATCGCCCGCAACGATTTCTTTATGTTGCGCGAAGCGAAGGTCGTCAACATGAACAGCGACACTCTTTATCTGCCGGCTGAGTTAACTTTGCCGACGGTTGAGTGGGACATTGAAGCTGGCACTATCGGCGCAAGTGAAGGAACGTTCAGCCAGATCAAACTTGAAACACAGCGCATGAACAGCTTGGTAACGACTTCCAATGAGTTGTTACAAGATGGAGCAATTGACATTGTGTCTATCTTAACCGAGCAGTTGTCTTATGGCGTGAACTATGAACTTGACAAGCAGGCGCTTGTCGGTACAGGTTCACCGTGTAGCGGTCTTTTCAAGGGTATCGCTGGAACATCGCTTGTTTTGGGGACTGGTTCAGCTAACTTCTCAATGTTGATTGGCGACAATTTCTCCGAAGCCATTTCCAAACTGTCTCAGGGTTACCTGAACGGTGCGAAGTGGATTGTCGGGAAAGACGTCAAGCATTATTTGAGAACCTTGAAAGATAAAAACAACGGATATATATTCCAAGCGCCGTCGGCTGGTCAGTCAGCGACGTTGTGGGAATATCCTATCCTTGAGAGCGCACATTGTCCGACGACCAACGCAAATACAGTTGCGGCGGTATTCGGTAATCTCAAGAACTTCATCATCGGGCGCAGAATTGGCGCGATGGCGATTGAGATTGATCCGTATGGACTATTTACCACGTACCAGACACGTTTCCGAATGGTGACGCGTTGGGCGCTGGAAGTAGGCAATGCGAAGGCGTTTGTTTCGATTGTTACAGCATCATAGTTGTGAATGGCAACGGGGCGGGTCAAACCGCCCCAATGCCAAACTTGGACAAAAATCCATGAAATTGAAATTACATTGGAAAACACAAGAGCATAATTTGGCTGGAAATGCTCTCGGATATAACACGCATAATTCATTTATGCGAAAATATTCCGCCCCGTTCTTTGACTTTGACGATAACGCAAAGATGTGTTTACAGATAACGCCAGCAGATCAGTTTATTATGGTGCCGGATAAATTCAACATCTTATTTACGATGTGGGAAGCGACGGAAGTGCCGGCGACTTATATCAGATCATTAAAGTGCGCGGACTTGATTATTGTGCCAAGCCGGTTCTGCAAAGAGATTTTTAGAAAGCATACAGATAAGCCCATTGAGGTGTGTTGGGAAGGGATTGAGCCAGAGCATTATCCATATCACGAAAGGCGTTTCCCATTATTAAAGTATGGCGAGAAGTTTAGGTTTCTATGGAGTGGAGCACCCAATCCAAGAAAGGGCACGCTATCCATCGCGCAGGTCGCTAAAATGATTGAGAAGTTTCCGCACATGGAACTTTATATCAAGACAACGGCGCAAAAGTATGATCACAGGGCGTTTATTACGGCATTATGGCGCACACGTAAGGAAGTAAGGAAAAAGATCGCTGATGGGTTTATGACAAGCGAGCATGGCGTTAAGGCGATGTTGGAACGCTCAAAAATACGCAAGACTGGCATTTTAGATGAGAGAGTGACACGGTACGGCGACAATCAGAACGTTATTATGGACACGCGCAAGTTACCGATTGAAGATTTAGCGGCTCTTTATAATTCAGCGCATTGTTTTTTATTGCCGACGCTTGGCGAGGGATGGGGACTGACGTTATGTGAGGCGATGGCAACGGGAAGCCCAAGTATAGCGACAGCGGTGACAGGATGCGCTGATTTCTTTGATGATGATGTCGGTTATCCCATACGTTATGAGATTCGGGATTGGTATTTAGACAGTTATAAAGTCACAGCCGGCATTCACGCGCCCGACACAGACGATTTGGCGAAGCAAATGATGCATGTATATAGCCATTATGGCGAAGCGTTGCGCAAAGGTAAAAGGGCGAGCGATCGAATACACAACAAATTTACATGGGCGAAATCAGGTCGCCGGCTTTATGAAATCATCAAAAAATATTCGGGGGTAGCAAATGCGTAAACTGGTCTTTTTAATCTTATCCGTTCTTATTCTTGCCGGACAATCAACGGCGCAAACGTGGTATTCTTGGCGGTATCGTTACCACGCGACAGATTGCACATCAATAACGGACGGCAAAGAAACGGATTTATGCTATGAGGTTGACAGTCAGGTATTGTATAAGTGCGTTCCGTCGATTGGCGCGTGTGATACGGTTGGGGAATGGAAACGTATTGAAGCCGTTGAAGCTGACCCCATCGTCAAAGCTATAACAGGCATCGTCAAATCTAACGGCACAACGATTTCGGCGGCGGTGGCTGGCACAGACTATCAGACACCTTTAACAGCTGACACGCATTATTTAACCCCAACAACAGCGGCAAGCACTTATCAACCGTTAGGGTCTTATCTTACAAGCGAGAGCGATCCCAAAATCAGCACACTAACAAGCGGTAAGTGGTGTACGACAAACGGAAGTGTCATCACTTGCAACGTCGATCCGGTGACAGATACAAACACGACTTATTCAGCCAGCGGAACACTTTTACAGCTTATCGGCACAGCATTTTCCGTTGATGAGGGGACATTGACCAATGGGAAAGGGTGTAAGTTTGTTTCGGGGACGGGTCTTGTATGCGACCAAGATTATTTGACCTCGGTGGCGTCAGATTCCACATGGACGGGACATAATTCATATCCTGCCGCTTGTTCAGCCGGTCAATATGTTTCAGCTATTGGCGACACTTTAACGTGTTCAGCGCCGACGGATAATAACACAACATACACAGCATCAGGATCACTTTTACAATTATCCAGCACGGCGTTTTCATTAAAAGAGGGGACGCTGACAAACGGGAAATTCTGCACATATTCCACGACATCAGGTTTAGTGTGTAATTCAGACGCTAATAACTATTCCTTACCGACAGCCACAGACAGCGTTTTGGGAGGTATTAAGGTTGGGTCAGGTCTTTCCATTACAGAGGGCGTTTTGAGCGCCACAGGTGGCGGATATACAAATCTCACGTCGTTCGTTGACCAAACAAACTGGCGGTTGTTTTATTCCGACGGGTCAGGGGATGTCAAGGAATTGGCTTTAGGTAGTGATGGCGAATACCTTAAAAGCAACGGGGCGAGTGTTGCGCCAAGCTGGGGAACACCAACAGGCGGGGCGCATGACGCCGTAACCCTAGCCGGAGAAGATTATCTTTCACTCGCTACTCAGCAGATCACGGCGTTGCCGATTAACGGAGATAATATAAACTGGGACACGATACAAGATTTAATCGGAGATACACAGA